TTGGTGATGCTTCGTCTCTTACTCTAACTCCTCTTTGTTTAAATCCTGCTGGTAGGTTTGATAATGTACCCGCATCTAATAACTGACGGAGAGCCGACGTTGCCGTACGACTCAATCCGCCAATCATGTGAATGAGTCCAAAGCCATAAAATCCTAGTCCTGGCAGAAATTTGAAGTGGACAAAATATTGGATTTTAGTTTTCTTTAGATCATCGGGCGCATAGTTTCGTCTAATAGACAAAACTTTCCTACTACCTTCATCGACTGTAACGAGGTAAGGTAATTTTATTCCAGTTGGTTCTCCGTCTTCACCAACATCTTCAAAACCTTCTAAGTCTAAATTAACATGACACTCTAACAAAGTGTAAACAGGTTCGTTCTTACCTGTCTTCTTAGTTCCTTCTAGCTCACGTTCTTTTTTAGATAGTTCTCCATTGGTATCTGTACCTGGAGGTCCTAACTCAACGTCACTGTAGAAACCATTGACTTGTTGTTTTCTTAATTCGTTTTCTGAAATTTTCACGGTATGAATAACTGCTTCCGCATCGTCTAATGAGGTTGCCGTATACGGTACAATTAATTCATCCGCTGGTACAAACTTCGATACCACTCTTCCAAGTGGTACGTCGTAGTAAACTTTTTTAAATGTAGAACCTGCAAGTGGTAAATGAAATAACATAGAATCAAATTCAGATTCATATTCTTTCATCGTGTCCATGATTAAATAATTCATGTAATCTTTAACACGAGTTGCTTGCTGTTCTGTTTGTGGGTTTTTAATTCCTATAACTTGTGTTCTAACAGGACCATCACTTGGTAATAATTCTTTGTAAGCTTGAGCTTGGAATTGTGTTACAGCTTCTGCTAGAACTGGGTGTGTTGCACCTGAAGCTCCTTGAAAAGGTTCTGTTCTGTTTTCGTATTTAAATCCTAAAAGATCAAGACCGCTTGTGTAAGCGCTTTCCCATTCTTTTCTTGATGACTTGTAGTCCATGTAGTTTTGAACCATTTCGTTTCCGATTGGTTCAACTGCTTCTTCTGGTAAAATATCTGCTAGGTTATCAAAGTGTGACTCTGAACCTGGAGTGTTTATTGCACCCGGATCATAATCGATAGTTGCTCCGCCATCCTCTTCAGGTATGACTTCAACTGGTCCTTTTAATTCTTCTACGTCTTCATCCTGAACAGCAACTTCTTGCAATTCCTCATCTGAAGGAATCTCAATTTTAGATCGTGTGTTCGGGAGTCCTTTTTCTATATCTGCCATTTATTACTCCTATATCTTCTTAACATTATTATATTGATAACGCAACCCATGAGGCGTTGGTCCTGATTCTGGTGGAATGGTGTCTGTTAGGCTTGCTATGCCTCCTGATGCAAAAGGAAGTGTATTTTTTAAAACTTTATTTTGATTATATTCTTTCATACCTTTATCAAATTCTTCTTTTTCTAAAGCTGCTAATTGACTAGCCATATTTATAGGAAGCGATGAATAAGCATCTCTTACGTCTTTCGTACCCATATCAACTTCACCCGTTTCTCTTATAAATCCTGGTGTCTCAACTCCAGCATATCCTCCGGCATATTGATCAAAAATATCTGGCACACCATATGCTTCTGCTCTATTTAATGTGTAGGGTTTTACATCAAAAAATAAATTTGTATTACCTGCTGTAGCTTCACCTTTATTTCTAATATAAGATTCTAAATCAGTAATTGGTGTGACTTGGTTAGGATCATTTTCTTTGTCTCCGTATCTTATATTAGATTCTAATAATTGTTTATCAGAATCTTTAAAAAATTCTGTGTTTAAAGATTTATTTATTTTTTTATCATAGTCAGATTGTACTTGATCACGAATTAATTGTTGTGCTGCAACTTTACCTTGAAGAAGTCCTTTCTGTCCATCATAACCATAAGTTTGATAATCTAAAGAAATATCTCTCATATTTTTTGCAGCTTCTGATATTCTATTAGTAAGTATAAAACGACTTTCGTCGTCACTTGCATTTTCTAATTCATTTTCAGCCATTGCTTTTGATTGATAATTATCCATAAAACTATTTAATGCATTTATATGTTTAAGAAATCTTTGTCCTTCGCCTTCAGGTAATTTATCAAAATCAACTTTACCATATCCAAACAGACCAGCGGTAGTTGCTCTTTTAGCTCCTTCAATATCTCCTGCTGCTAAATAAGGAGCAGCAAACATATATTCCAATGGTATTGCTACATCACCAAAAAATGTTTTTGCAAAACCTGCCAACTTTCCAAACCTTTTGGGTATCTTACCATCTTTAGAAACTTTAGCAGCTTCATTTATTTGTTTCTGCATATTCGTTTGTATTTCTTCCATTGAACAAGCTAAACTACCTGTACCTGATTTTAATGCTTTTCTAGTACAAAACGCACTTAGTATGTTTGCTTTTTTAGGGGTTAAATCTGGAATTACTTTTTCAAAACCTTTTCCTGGTTTTGCATCTTTAGAATAAAAATCAGGTTTATAATTTTCTCCGCTTCTTATACTTTCAATAATGTCATTTGGTTTTCTTAAAACTCTTCCTTTATTTAATACATCATCTGCTAATTTTAATTCTGCTTCTATTAAATTATTAATAGATTGATCATAGTTATAACCAATTTTTTTAAGTTGCATTTCTTTTCCTGCATCAGAATATTTTCCAATTAGATTTGGATTTGTAATATCTAATTCATTAATTTGTTGTATATTTCCTGCAGCTTTATTTATTCTCGATGGTAAAACTCTTAGACTAGTAAAAGGTTCATCCAATATTGATTTAGCATGATCAACATTATAAGGTGTTGATGTTCCTGTGTTACCATAAACTTCTTTCATTAAACTACCAAATCTAATTTTTTCTCCTGTTTTAGGATGTGTAACTATTTTATCATTTAATGTTTTGTATTCTCTTTGAGCTTTAAAAAATTCTTTAAAGTTAGGATCATCTTTAGCTTCATTAATTAATCTACCTAAATCATAATCTTTTCCTTTATATTTAAACACAGCGTCTGCATAACTAGGATAGCCACCTTTTGTTATTTCTGGTTTAGTAACCCATTCAATTTTAGTCCCACCTTGTTTAATATGTCTATCAACAATATCCATTATTTTAGTTTCATTAGTTTTTTGTCTTGGAGGTGCAAATAAAACATCTCCTTTAACATTATTATTTATTCTAAATTCTAGATCACCTAGTGTTAAACCTTCTGCTTTACGAAGAAAAGATTTAGAATTTGGTGCTGCTAAAGTTTTAATTAAAAGTTTACTGGATTCATAAGGTTCGTATCCTTTTAAATATCTACCAACTGCATCATTACTTCCTACTAATTTTTGAACTTGTCTCATTGGATCAAACATATCAACAACAGGTTTATCTGGATTGTTCATTACATAATCGAATGCTTTTTTAAATTTAGTTTCTAAAGTATCTAAATTAGTAGATAAATTAGTATTTGCACTATATCCTGCTTTAGCTTGTAATTCTTTTCTTTTAACAAATTTAAAACCTTTATTAGCTTCTTCAACTAATTGATCTAAATACTCTCTATCTCCAGATCCTCTATACCCTGGCCGTGATCCATCGTCACTGGGTTTGACCAACATACCACCGTCTGCAAAACTCTTTTTGTATCTTATATTAAATGCTGGACCTCTATCTCCAACGGTAGCAGAACCACTAAAACCTTCTCCACCTCTATTGTAATCTAATCCTATATTTCTATCTCTATAACTTTTTGGATCATCTAAAAAAATCTCATCATCATTGTATTCTATTTTGTCTCTAAACTTTCCATACTGTAGATCTCCAATTAAATTAACTTTTTCTGTTAGAGGTATATCCATAGTTAGAATAGCATTTATAGTTTCTTTATCAGAAGTAATACCATCTGGTGCACCTTGTATCTGTTGTTTACCACTCTTGGTTCCTGAAGCTTGGACATCGAACATCTTTGGACCATCCTTGTAACCAATCCGTCCACCATCTGCTTTCATATTCTTTTTCAAGTATCTTGATTTAAACTTTTCGTAGTTTGGTGCAGGGTAGCCTTCGAACTGTGCGTCTCTTGTTGCTGTATCGAATGCAGATTGAATTGCACCTTCGTTAGGTTCATTAACATTAGATTGTCTAACGTTAGAATGTTTTACTGAAAGAGGTTTTAAACTTGTAGTGTCAACTCTAGGGTTAGCTTTATTAAATCTGTTGATTGCTTCTATAGTTGTAACGTCACTTCTCTTAGGAGGAATAGGTATTTCATCAGTTCCTAATTTTAATTTCTTTTTAAGTAGTTGGTTGTTAGATGTTAGATATTCAAATACATTTTTAAGTCTATAAGGATTCATTATTCTCCTAACATGTAGGCTAGGCCACCTGATGCATATTTGATTGATGGTACTGTATCATCTACTTCTTTTATAATTTCATCAACTTGAATCCCATCTGAATAATAAGGATCATTATATACATCTCCTTCAATTCTAGCATTAGCTTCTGTAACTTCTTCATACTCATCAGGCACTCTAATAGGTTTGCCATCTTTTCCCATTACAACTTCACCTTTTTTAAGTTCCATAATCTCAACGTCAGTGATCATCTCATCACCTTCTTTGTTAATCTTTTTAATGATTGTGTCTCCAGTAGTCACGTCTTCTTCTAATAAGTATGTTGATTTACCATCTTTAGACTTTAATGTTTTTGCAATAGTTCTATCTGTTGTGGCTGTTGCATCATCACCCATCATTTTAATTTTCTCTGCAAGCTTAAAGAAATACGGAGGAGGCATACTTGATGTAGTTTGCTGTGCAACTTCTTTTGCAACAGTTTTACCAGCACCCTTACCAAAACTAAATATACCAGATTTTGCTGCACCAACACCTGCCGTGCCAGCTCCGATAGCTTTTAAAAATAATCTTCTCATCTTATCAACGCTACCTGCTTTGTAACCAATACGTCCGCCGTCAGCTGCAAAATCATATTGACGTGGTCTATCTACATCCATTTCTAAATCTTTTACTTTAGGTGCAACTCCATCTGTAATTTCAAAAAAATTCTCTATGTTTGTTTTAGATAAATCTTTATATTTTTTACCTGCACCATATCTTTCCATAAATTTTGCTTCTTCTTCCGTAAGATTACTTATTCCGTCTATTTGATTCATAACATCAAAATCATCTGGTTTGTATTTATTTAAAATACCTAAATATCTTTGTTGATTTTTTTTTCTTACATCACTTAAAAATCCTCTGTTAACAGAATCATCTGATGTAGTTTGAATAGGTGGATTATTATCTTTAGGTGGTGGATTAATTATACTTGGTGGTCCTTTAGGTCCATCATTATTATTGTTATTATTGTTATTTATATTTCCAGTAGTTCCTTTAGGTCCTTGGCCCCTGGACATAATTCCTTTTTCTCTATTGGTACTTTGACTTGTACTTGTTTTAAAATCAGATTTACTTGCGTCTGATCCGCCTCCCTGTAAACCAATACGTCCGCCGTCAGCATTTAAATCTCGTGGCTTCTTACCACCTGTCTCCATATTTTTTAATATGTTTTCTAACTGCAAGATTCCTTCATCCGATAGTTTTGGTGTATTAGATTTACCCGCTGCGTTTTCTGCTATTTTAGATATTGTCTCAGCCATTTCTTCAGCCATTTTTCTATCAGCACCTTTGGCCATTAACTCTTTAATCATTTGATTTTTATAGTTTAAAGTATCATCATCTAATTTTTTTATATTTTTAGCTGAACCTAACATTTCTTTGACAGTGCTCTGTCTATCACTCATCATTTTTTTTTGCATATCTTTAATTAAATCTGGTGCAGCAATACCTTTTTCAACATCAAACTTTCCATAAATTCTTGGGTCTTCTAACATTCTATTAAATTGTTTTGGATTTACTATCTTTAAAATATCAGAAGGATTTTTAACACTGTCACTTTTTTTACCAAAATATTTTAACATCTCTCTTAATGCAGCTGCACCTTTTGGATATGCACTACCCATGAAATAACCAATACGTCCGCCATCGGCTTTCTTTTCTAAATTTTGTTTAGCTTTATTTTCTACTTCAGATTTTACATCTTCAGTCATTTTTTCTAATTTCTTTTTTAAGAATCTATTTGTAAGAATGCCACCACCAGCAATTATACCAAGCTCAGGTGCTAGTGTTTTCATATCTCCTTTTTGTGCTCTGTCCTTAACACTCTTTAAATAATCTGTGTAAACTTTAGCAGGACTTTTATCATTTATAGTCTTACCCATGTTTTTTATAAAGTTTAAAAAAGCTCCACCCTTTAAACCAACACGTCCACCTGTTGCATAATCATCAAGAGGACTTGAATCTTGAAAGATATGATCTTGAGTATCATCCATAATTTTTTTAACTTGATTATCATCTAAGTTTGCATATCTACCTTTTTTACCTGCAACTAGATTTGCTTCTTTCATTGCTTCTATAGGTTCCAAAGATTTTATTTTAGCAATTGAATCATCAACTAAATTAATTTTTATACTTTTAATACCTTTTTTATTATCAGCAACAAGACGTGCTTTGATTGCTTCATCACTTTCGTATTTACCTTTTAACAATCCCCCTGTTCTCTCTTCAACAGTCATATTAATAGGTTGTATTTGTTTACCACCCATGATCTTTGCACCATCTGGAATTTTGTTGCCTTCCATATCCATTACATCTGCTTTTTTAGCAATACCTAAACCTCTAGATATACTAGCTCCCTCAGCGCTATCTGCTGGGATAACTCTCATGTTTGCTTGATCAATATTGGCTAGAACATTTTTTACTTGTTCAGGTGATTTTAATGCATTGGGGTCTATACCATTTTGCATAAACTTTTCTGCTAGCATATTAGCTTGAAACTCAATTTGTTTTTGATTAGGAAGAGTGGTAACTACTCCACTTCTTTTGCCTATCATTCCAAGAACAAATTTATAGATTGCGTTCATTAATAATAATTCCTTTTACGTTCCTCACGTGGTTCGTCGATATAATCTTCAGGGTGTTGTAATAACCCTGCTTGTCTAAAACGCATGATTGCTTGAGTAGTCGAGTCGACTAAGTCATCATGATCGCCATACGGAAACGCAGCGCATTCTTCAACGACTTCCTCTGCAAATTTCTGTTCAGGACACCATATCATACCAGATTCAAATAAAGGTGCAACAGCATTTACACGAGAATGTTTATCGTTTCCACGAGAAGGTGTAAAGTTCACAACGGGTATATCCATCTGTCTAAGCTCATATGTAAGAGGTAAACCTGATGCTTTTGCTTCAACGATAACAGATTCAGGTTGCCAATACTTATATTGTTCAAGAGCCAATCTCCTTAGTTCAGGAAACTCGTACCGTCCTTTTATAGAATCAAGGAGCATAAGATTAGCTCCTGAGTCTTGGTCAGGATAGAATACACCCCAAGTGGTTATTGCAGAATAATCCGCAGTTTCTTTTTTTAAAAACGCTGTATCGTAAGATTGTATAACGTGATGTAGTTCTGGTATCCAATCGTGTTTCCAAGGTCGCCACCATTCACGTTTAAGAATTGCACCTTCTTCACTAGTTGGCGATTGCATCCACTGTGCATTCCATTTGGCCGTGGGCAGTGTTGCTTGGACCTTCTCTAATTCATCTAGCTTCCAATACTCAGGCCATACTGGAGCAGCCTTCTTTGATCCGTGGTCCAAGATTGCTGGAAATTCGACCACGT